ACTATTCAATATGGCTAAGAAAAAAGGTGTTTCGCTTGCAGTTGGTCGTGGTGAAAAGTTGCCTGTATCTAAGGGAGCTGGGCTTACCGCCAAAGGTCGTGCTAAGTATAATGCGGCTACTGGTTCGAATTTAAAAGCCCCGCAGCCTGAGGGTGGTCCCCGCAAAAAATCTTTCTGCGCTAGAATGTCTGGAATGCCAGGACCAATGAAAGACGAAAACGGCAAGCCTACACGTAAAGCTGCTAGTTTAAAACGGTGGAAATGTTAAATGAACGACATGAACCCAATTGAAACCGCTAGGGAATTAGCAACGCACGCTAACGATATTGAACACTTACAGGCTGATATGGATAAACTTGTACAAGATATGGAAGAGGTTAAAAAATCCTTAGCTGAAATTCAACGTCTGTTGTCTGATGACCGTGCTAGCAAAAAGACTATGCACACTGTAGTTAACGTAGTAGCGGTGTTGTTTGGTGGTTTAATCGTGGCTTTGTTTGAGAGGTTTGTAAAATGAAAGACAGAGTACAAAGTCTTGATGCCGCTTATAAAGAACAACAAAGTGAACCTCCAAATACTGGGTACGATATGAACCCTAATTGGGCAAAAGAACATCCAGAATGGGCTGCGGAAGCAGCAAAAACAGCTAAAGAATACGAGGACAGGTCAAAAAAAATTCGTATGGATGAACTTAAAAAAACTGTTAAGCCGTTTAAAAAAGGTGGTAAAGTTGCTGGTAAATTGGCAACTCGTGGTTATGGCATTTCAAAGCATGGTAAAAAATAATGCCTAGTGTCTCTAAAAAACAACACAATTTTATGGCGGCTGTTGCTAAAAACCCACAGTTTGCTAAAAAAGTAGGTTTAAAGCCCTCCGTTGGTGAGGATTTTTTAGAGGCTGATAAAGGCCGTAAATTTAGGAGTGGTGGTATGGCAAAGAGCGATATGAAAGAAGATACAAAGATGGACAAAGCGCAAGATAAGGCGATGATTAAAAAAGCCTTTCGCATGCATGATGCCCAAGAGCATAAGAGTGGTAAAGGCACAAACCTAGCCAAACTTAAAAAAGGTGGTTCAGTTCGTGGTTGCGGTGTTGCACAACGTGGTTTAACTAAAGGAAAAGTATTATGAAAGAAACAATGGGACCAAAAACAATGGCTAAAGATGTGGAGAAGTTTCCTCAGTTTGAAAGCCACGATGCTGCTACAGCTAAACACGGTGCAGGCCATTTGCCACACCACAAGTTTTTTCAAGAGCACAAAGCGGGCCACGATGTTCACACTGATGCTGTACAAAAGATGTGTGGCGGCGGTATGGCTAAGGGCAAAAAGTAATGAGAGCATCCCGTGGCATGGGTGATATTAACCCTGCTAAGGAACCAAAAGGTACTAAGTCCGCAGTCCTGATGAAGGAAGGCGGAAAAACAAATTGGATCGCGGGAGCTATCAAGAAACCCGGCGCTTTACATAAAGCTTTGGGTGTACCAGAAGGTAAAAAGATTCCGTCTAGCAAACTGGCTGCGGCTGCAAAAAAACCCGGCAAGATGGGTAAGCGAGCTAGGCTAGCGGAAACCTTAAAAGGGTTTAAGAAATGAGTGAATATAAAGGTACAGACAACCCCGACAAAAAACGGGGTGAACTGCTAAAAGATAACGTTTCTACTGGAGATTATTTTCCGGATCGCAAGGGTGTTTTTGTTGATACCCCCGGAGTTGAAGATGCTCAAAAAGAAGCAGACAAACGAAACGCTGCAGAGCGTCGTAGTGCTAAGGCGGAGAAAGATAAGCCTATTGTAGAAGAACTTAAAAAAACTGTTAACCCTTTCAAAAAAGGCGGCGCAGTTAAGGCTAAAAAAGTAGCAGGTAAGCTCGCAACTCGTGGGTATGGTAAGGCACGTTAATGACTACAACCGGCACCTCGTCGTTTAATCTAGACTTAAATGATCTAGTAGAAGAGGCGTTTGAGCGCTGTGGGAAAGAGCTGCGTACTGGTTACGATTTTAGAACTGCTCGTCGTTCTTTAAACTTGCTCACTATTGAGTGGGCTAATCGTGGTATTAATCTTTGGACGATTGAGCAAGGCTCAATTACACTTGTACAAGGTACGAATACATATGACTTACCAGACGACACAATTGATTTACTCGAGCATCAGATCCGTACAAATGCTGGCTCACAAAGCAATCAGACCGATATCACCATCAGTCGCATCAGTGTATCTACCTATGCTACTATCCCAAATAAATTAAGCCAAGGCCGTCCAATTCAAGTTTGGATTAACCGTCAATCTGGAGCTTCATACCCTACAGGCGATAACCCAGACCGGCACCCACAAATAACTGTCTGGCCTACACCAGATGGTTCGCAAACGTATACTTTTGTTTATTGTCGCCTACGTCGTATTCAAGACGCTGGCAACGGTGTTAATACACAAGATATTCCGTTTCGTTTTATCCCTTGCATGGTTGCTGGGTTGGCGTACTACTTGTCTATAAAGTTAGATAATGTGCCGCCCGAGCGTATAGCTGGTTTAAAAGCCGACTACGAACAACAGTTTCAGTTGGCATCGGAAGAAGATAGAGAAAAAGCGCCGATTAGATTTGTGCCACGTAGGATGTTTATTGGGAGCTATTAATGCCTAATAAATTTGCTTCAGGTAAGTATGCAATTGCGGAATGCGACAGATGTGCATTTAGATATAAATTGGTTGAGTTGCGTACTGAAATTATTAAAACAAAGCCGTATCAGTTAAAAGTCTGTAATACCTGTTGGGACCCTGATCAACCTCAGTTACAATTGGGGATGTATCCTATAAATGACCCGCAAGCAGTGCGGGAACCAAGACGGGATAATAGTTATGTGCAGTCTGGTTTATCTGCTTATGGTTACCAGTCTGGTGGTAGTAGAGACACGCAGTGGGGTTGGAGCCCGGTAGGTCAGGGGTACGACTATAACGAGACGCCAAATTATTTGGTTGGGCAAGGGCAAGTAGGAACAGTAACAATTAACTAGGAGTAGGACATGGGATATAAAAGTGCAGCTGACGGTATAACAAGTAAAGGTAGAACTAAGGGTAAAAATCTTGGTGATTCTGGCTCATCTGTTGGTTTTGACAAAATGAAAAAGGGTTCAGGCGGATTAGATCAGAATAAGATGGAAGCCGTAGGACGTGGTTTGGCTAAAGTAGCAGCTAACGGGAAATAATCATGGCAATTAATAACAAACCTGCATCTAAATATGCACCGCCACACACAATGAGCGGTAAAGCTGTTGGTAACGATCTGCCAGCGATGTCCAATGAGCGTGGTTCTAAGTACATGGACGAGATGAATATTTCTTTAGGAAATATTAGCAAAGACAACTACAAGCCAACTAAGACTTCTGGTATTGAAATGCGCGGTGGTAAAGCTCAGACTAAAGGTAAAATGTCTCGCGGGCCGATGGCTTAAGGGTAAACCCTAATGAACTACGAGACGTTATATAACAACATTCAGGCGTATGCCGAGAACACCGAAGCGCTATTTGTAGCGTCTATTCCTGTTTTTGTGCAGCAGGCTGAAGACCGCATATACAACTCAGTTCAAATTCCATCACTACGTAAAAACGTTACAGGTACTTTAACTTTAGGAAACCAATATCTGTCTTTGCCAGCTGACTATTTGTCATCGTATTCTGTAGCTGTTATTGACTCATCTGGTAACTATAATTACTTACTCAATAAAGATGTTAATTACCTTCGTGAAGCATATCCATCCGCTACTTTAACGGGCAGTGTTTATCAGGGTATTCCTGGCGGGGTCCCAAAGTACTATGCATTGTTTGGCGCTCAGTATGGAAATATAGACTCTTTATCGTATATTTTAGCCCCAACACCAGATAGCAATTATGCAGTTGAAATGCACTATTTTTACTATCCCCCAACTATTGTACAAGGGCAGATTGCTACATTAAATACCCTTGCTGGGGGCTCACTATACACCAATGGTGTATATCAAAATGTATCATTAACTGGAGGTTCAGGTGCAAACGCTACTGCAGATATTGTCATTGTTGGGGGAGTTGTC